AGACTCCTCAGACCTTTATCTAAGTGCTACTACAGCTGGTGACGCGGAAGACGGTTCTGTATTAGAATCGTTCTCAAATCAGTTACTCACACAACCACAAGCTAATATATTTAGAGACAGTGCATTCCCTTATTTTGGGGACCCATACCAACTTACCGGAAATACCTTATTTAACTGCCAAGGAAATGAGTTAGGTTCTATGATGGACGATATAACTCATTGGGTTTATTATGGACTAATGGATGGTAGTGTAGATAATTTCTCACCTAGTGGTGCTAATGACTATTATTACTGGGGATTTGTCCCAAGTGCTGCCACAGTCACTGCACAAACACAAGTTTTTAACTGGACAGGTCAACAATTAAAAGAAAATAATAGATTAGGTATTACATTAACAACCGGTAATACAGACAGTTGTGTAGAGTTTTCTGCTGATTGTCAAGATGGGTGGTATCGTAGTATGTTTGACTACAAATATTCAGTTGATGATTGTAGAGTAAGTTGTTATAGTGGTAATTCTATGGCTCTATGGGCTCAATCAGCCTTTACAGCTTCAACATATATAGAAGAAGTTGTTCCATCATCTTCAGGATTATCTGGAACACAAGTTTATTATTTAGGTTCTGTAACAGGTTTAACATCAGCTGGTACATATACTGAATGGTTAATACCTAATTCTGCTGGAACCGCTTATGGTATCGCAACCACACCGTCTAACTATTGTTATAATTCAGGTAACTGTCCTACAACAATGACTTGTACAAGTGCTGCTACTTCAGGGGTATGTGCTGGTGATATTAGTTCTTTTGTTAAAGTAAATTATAGTAATAGGATACCTGGTGATGGTCACTACGGATGTAGTGGTAACACACCTTATACGGCATCTCAAGCAACATTATCTGGTTGGACTAATATTGGGACACCTGGAGCTAATTATCTAGATATTAATGGAGCGGGTCAAGGACTATGGACATCAGCGTTCTCAGGAGGAGCTGTATGGACAGGTCAAGTTTACAGTGTTGTTAACATTTATACCGCGTCCTGTAAAGAAGTAAGATACTTAGCGATTAACCCTAGTGGAGCTTCATTTACCTGGGGATGTGTAAGTGCATTAACAGAGTATGATGATTTAGTAGTTGGTACTATTAGGTCAAGAGGTGAAAGTACTCTAAGTACTGGTGGACCATCATACGACATTAGTGGTAACACTGTAGGTAACGTAGTGATGGATTGTAGTGGTGTTTACGAAGAGGTTATGGCTGACCCATTTGCTGAATTTGGAATTTCCGCTAAAACAGATACTGGTATTGTTTATAAATTTACTACAAGTTTTGATACGGGTAAAAAATCATACATTAAAAAAGTATTAGGTGTAAATGTATTTGATAAAAATAGGTACGATGTCCCTGTTTTTGTTGAGGAAGCTTACCCTAATTTAATAAAATATTTATATAACAGACAAAAAATTAGAGGGTTGAATTGTTGTTTATGTCACTTACCAGCGGCAAGATTTAACAATACAACTAGAACATCTATAGGTTGGTACATGAATCAATGGCAAACACCACAAACACCGTGGTTAGTTTCAGAAATAAGAGGTAATGGTCCAGATGGTACAAATACAGTCTTCCCATTATTTAAATTTATTTCGATTTCAGACGGAAGTTCTGCAAACAGAGAAATTAAACTATCGATTACCAACATCTCTTTTGAAAGAAAAGAGTTTGATATCTTAGTAAGACAATTTAATGATACTGACGCAAACCCGATAGTACTAGAAAAATACACTAGATGTACAATGAACCCACAACTCGTAAACTTTGTTGGTAGAAAAGTAGGTACAAGTGACGGTGAATACGAATTAAAATCAAGATATATTATGTTATATATCCACGAAGACGTATTAGTAGAAGGTTCTACACAAACAGATTCTTTACCTTGTGGATTTGAGGGTTATAGATTTAGAGATTACTGTTCTACAGCTAAAAACCCTTACTTAGAGTTTAAAACAAAATACTTTACACCTGGTGAAACTGTTTACGACCCACCATTCTCTAATTCAGATGGTTCATCGAACGCGTTTATATCAGCTGGAGATAATATTAGAAGAACTTACTTAGGTGTGTCTACTAGTGAAGGAGCAGCAATTGATAACGATTTCTTCGACTTTAAAGGGTATAAAACACCAACTAGTGTGTGTACGAATACAACAGGAACTGATTGGCCAACACTTACAACTGGTTTCCACATGGATTCAGGAGCTACAACTATTGTTGCGGGTTCTGGTAACTATCTAACGTACACGAGTACAACTTTAAGTGGTAAAGCAATGTTCCAAGCAGGAGCTGTAGAGTTTAGAAAAGAACCTACAAGTACTACAGACCCATATTATAGAATACAAGCTAGGAAATTTACAGTCGCACCTCACGGTGGTTTTGATGGGTGGGATGAGTATAGAGAAAGTAGAACTATAGGTGACGCTTATAGACTAGGTATGTCAGGTTTCTTAAATGGAGCGTGTACGGACAGTACTTACCCAGATGCGGTAGGTAAAGGTACCTTTAAGAAGATTGGAAGTACAGAATCTAATACTGACTGGTACGCATACCAAGAAGCGATTAGAACATTTGAAAATCCAGAAGCGGTAGACGTAAACTTATTTACTACACCAGGTATTGATTATGTTAATAATTTAGGACTAGTTAATGACACTATAGAAATGATTGAAAGTGAAAGAGCTGATTCATTATATATTGTAACAACACCAGATTATAACTTATTTGTACCTACAACGTCAGACGCTACTAATATGATATTACCTACTGAAGCGGTTAATAATCTAGACGATAGTTTCATAGATTCTAACTACACAGCTACTTATTATCCTTGGATACAAATTAGAGACGACAATACAAATAAACAATTGTATATCCCACCAACAGGTGAAGTTGTGAGAAATATGGCATTGACTGATAATATCGCATTCCCATGGTTTGCATCAGCAGGTTATACGAGAGGTATTGTAAACGCAATCAAAGCTAGAAAGAAATTAACACTAGATGAGAGAGATACTCTATACATCGGTAGAATTAATCCAATAGCTACATACAGTGATACGGGACCAATTATTTGGGGTAACAAAACTTTACAAGTACGAGAGTCAGCGTTAGACAGAATTAATGTTAGAAGATTACTATTACAAGCTAGAAAATTAATTTCAGCGGTCGCGGTAAGACTACTATTCGAACAAAATGATGATATAGTAAGACAACAATTCTTAGACCTAGTAAACCCAATATTAGACTCTATTAGAAGAGATAGAGGTTTGACAGACTTTAGAGTTGTACTATCAGACGACCCAGAAGAGATTGATAGAAATGAAATGAATGGTAAAATTTATATTAAACCAACAAGAGCACTTGAATTTATTTTCATCGAGTTCTTAATAACTCCAACGGGAGCATCATTTGAAGACGTTTAAAAAATAAAATAAAATGAAATTTAAAAGAAAACATTTAGCAGAAGCTCTTAATATGAACAATAGGGGTGTTAAGCATTTTACTAAAAATAAATTACAAAAGGTTATTGTTTCCGAAGAACAACTCAATAGATTAATGTCTAACCTAATAGAACAGGATGAAAAAGACCCTAATCTTCCAGGTGGGACTAATCAAACCAAGAATAAAGATGCTGCTCAAAGTAGAGACAGGGGTGTACAAGAACTTATCAATGATAAAGTTAACTGGAACGCTATGAGTAAAAACGAACAAAATGCAGCTATGGGTGAAGGTTACACTTCTACTACTTGGTCTGAAAAAATAAACGAAGAAACTGTAACTGAAGATGCTAAACCTGACTTTTTAGATTTAGATGGAGATGGTGATAAAGAAGAATCTATGAAAAAAGCAGCTAAAGATAAAAAAGAAATGGATGAAGGTAAGAAAAAAGACCACGATGGTGATGGTGATATTGATTCTGATGATTATTTAGCAGCTAAAGATAAAGCCATTAAGAAAGCTATGAAAAAAGACGTTAAAGAAGATAGTGAAGGTGAGGAAACTTACCATTATGGTGAAGATGAAGGAAAAGATAAGTATAGGTTAAAACATGACCATATGAGTAAATTACATAGACACAATTTAAAAAAGGATATG